TTGCTTCCCTCAGTTCTAGTGACATTTCTTTTATTTTAGTTGCAACCGCTAAATTAATTGAACGATATGGATCCCGTCGACTCTAATGATGTTAACACAAACACGTTAGCTTATGTTGCAGAACTTTCCAAATCCCTCAATGTAGATATTGAAGAAATTAGGCATGAATTGGGTGCTAAATTATTATCAAGAAGTGCTATACTATCATCAAATTTTGAAAATCACATAGTAGATAGTATTGCCGATACATTAGAAAAGAATAAAAATCTTAAAAAAGAAATCAGATTGGACCAGCGTTTATCTGATTCCGAAAAATCTAAATTATTACAATTGTTTACTCCACCTTACAAATTAAAGTTTTCACATAATCCTAATGACATTGGTTCACATCTTTATTACCGTGCATTAAATGAAATTGGCACCTATAGATGTTACGATTTATTAGGTAACGAAAAAATTCCTTCTGGTTACGATGTTTTAATTAAAGAAGTTGGATGTAACATTAGTAAATTAGTTAAGTATAACAGAGATAACGTACATGGTTGCACACCTATTTTATCGGTAGACGACGTTATTCGAGCAGCTAATACGGAACGTAGTTTACATAATTATGTAATTAACGGAGATAAATCCCAAAAGAAACTTTCCAAATTATTTCTACATGATCCCATTTATAGATGTATTCAAAAATCTGAACACTGTCGTGTCAAAGCTAAATACATAGTATTTGCCCATTCCGTGTATGATATAACTACTAGGGGAATGGCTGATGTTATGGACGCCGCTTCTGCATATAGAGGTATTGGTTTCATTCATTATTCATCTAAAATTTTATCTAATCTTACGTCTGGATCAGATGAAGGATTAAATTGGAAAATCGAAATTCGACGTAATGGTACACTTAACTTAGGAAAGATTCAACAATACATCATGTTTTGGTTCGATAATGACTATCAAAACGCCTATGTTCACGAATTAGATACATATTTGGGAATTATTCGTAATACCAAGTGTGTTTCATCTAAAGGCGTTGAGTATCTTATTCAAAGAACCGAAGAGATTGGTGGATTGTTATTTTTTTCCATCATTAGACCTATTGCACCTATGGGACGATTTATTTCCGTACCTAATTCTAGTATAGTTAGAAAAATTCCCTTTTCTGACCCTGATAACGTTATTATTCATTACTATACTTTACAGAATGACCCTAGTAAATATAATTACCATGATTTGATTCCGATTAGACTCGTAGTTCCTACTCCTTACTTTGCTAAATTGTATCAATTTTTATTTATGCTACCTGACGGCAAATTTACAACACAAAATGCCATAAGTTTTGCTTCTACTATGTCTAGCAGAACTGTAGTCAATGGTGCTTATGTCACTCAACCATACAAATTAGATACAGACACAGTTGACTACACCGCCTTTGCTGTGTATTTCATAGTATATTGTCGCAGATATGATTTATTAAAAGTATTATCAAAGCTTAAAGAGTTTGAAGATTTAAAACGTAATCCCACTATATTTAATAGATTTGTTGCCTTAATTAAATCAGTTGGCTCTTTTGTGTTTTCTAGTCGTTTTACTGAATACGTCAAGGAAGATAAATTTGAAGATGCTATTACTAATGCAAAAACCGAATTAGATAATCAATATCACTTGACGCATTCTAAAAACATTCTCCAATGGATTATGAAATTGTTTCGTATCAAGAATAAATACACTGTTAGATATTTCCCGATTACTCGAGTAGTTTCATTAGAAGAAGATATTCAGTTTGTATCCGATTTGGCTCAATCAGTACCTTATGTAATTCCTGAAGATAACCAAGATTTGGTTCTAGAAACCATATCTGAATGTTTAAAAATTTCTAGAATTGAAACTCATCAATGTAGTATTGATCAAGGTTATGATTGTCAAGATAATCTTCTTGAAATCCCCAACAATTTTAAATATTCATGTTTATTGAAGTGTTTTTGTAATACACACAATATAGCTTTTTCTGATTTAAAAATTAAACTTCTCAAAAGTCAACTTTTTGAAAATTTATTCCCTACCTTGCAAAATTTATTAAGAAATAGTATTGAAGGTAAGTACGCTGACATTAGGCTATTTGAACTTATTGCCTGCGTTTTTTCCGTTAACGTTTGTCTTCACTGTGAGTCTAGTTGTACCTTGTATAATACTAATTCTATGACTACGTATCACTTTAGCATTAAAGATGGTCATTGTTCGGAACTTAGGAAAAAATTGACTATTTCACCTTTTGAATTTTCATCCCAACTTAGATTTGAGAAAGAATCTAACGCTAATTTTCAACAAGCTTATCAATCTCCTTCATCAGAAAAATATAAATTATATCGTGTAGTGACCGAATCTTTTTCACCGTATGTCGCTAGATCTGTTTTGAAACTTCATGAGATTGATGGTAATTACGGTGTACTACGTACAGGAAAAATCTGTGAGCTTTCTGCTGCTCCTGGTAGTTGGTTACAGTATGCCGATTTGCATTACTCGCAATCTCAACTTTTCTATTCCCACTACACCGGTAATACCGGTTGTGATTTTTTGTTTCATTCCGATAAACTCACCCTATTGAATGAAACAACTAAGGGTGATTTAGCTTCTACTGATGATTTCCATGAAATTTCTAATGCTATTTCCCACCACGGTATGATGGATGTCATCTTATCTGATGCTTTTATACCTAAACCTGATGAAGATGTTGTAGACGCCATAGTGTTTTCCGAATATCAAAAAACCTTCTTTGATTCTCTCATTTATTGGCTCAAAGAAGATGGTAATGTAGTTTTCAAAACCTTTTCTGACGTTTCTATTAGTGACACTACTAGTCTTATTTTGAACAAATTCAAAACTGTAGTATGTTGTAAACCAAATTTTTCTTCTCCTATATCGACGGAATATTACATTGTCGCTAAAGGATTTTCTCGAGAGAGTTCTGACATGCCTCCTATTGATTATACGTTCATCCCTAATCTAGCACACAATAGAGTAGCTAGAGCGTGCGATGCTCTAATCAATAAGAGGTTTCCCGTTCAGATCAAATATTCTATCCCTCATCCTTTGTCGATAATACCAGTCGAACCTGAAGAAAACACTTCCCCTACTGCACCACTTCTAGAGGAAGATGAAGACATCAATACAAGTGATGACATTCCAGCCGTCACTTTTGAATCAGAATTGACTAAGTATATTAATAAGATGGAGTTTCTCGATATGGTCACACCTACACAGGTTGTTAGATCACCACAACGTCCTGATTCTATTCCTGACGTCAGAGTCGTAGTTTATGATACTAACCTTTTAGACAACCTTGGTAGTGAAACTACTTACCTTCTTCATGATTCCGAATTCGTTTTTGTTGAATTAAGTGCCGACCCTTTAGTCACTTTACTTTCACGTATTTCTTTTATTGCTGTGAAAATTGCTACATTTAAATTGCGTGTTCATTTTGATTTAATGAACATACGCGATATAGCATTGATTGAAAAAATTGTCTCTTTAATTATTAATAAATTTTCATTGCATGGCTTGTATATTATCGCTCCTATTGCTTCCAATAATATACCTTTGAATATTTTTGACAAGTCCATTGTTGAATACACTACTTACCTTCGTGCTTTGTCCGCTGCTAATTCTAATTCATACAACACCTTGTACACCGCTTTTAAGAATAATCAATATTTGCTTACTCATACATTCAAGGCAAATTTAGCAGTGGATATTCAAAGTGTATCTGTTTTGAAAGGCGATAAGTTTATGTTTAAACATCCTCGTTTGCGTGAAAAATATACACATGCATATGATGGAGAAGATCGCGTCTTTGTCCCCTTTTCACATTGTCAATGTAACCCCTCGAAATATTATTTGGTAGGTGAATATACCTTTTGTATGTTCGACGATCAAATCGCCGAAACTCTTTTAAGTGTTGACACCAACGCTTTATCAACTGTTCAGTTCATACTTGTTCAAGGAGTTGCTGGTCACGGAAAAACTACTGAGATAGTTCAAAAGCATGTACCATCGACCAAATCTACAAGTGGTGATTTAGTTGTCGCGCCTACCAAAGCCAGCATAGATGTAATTCGTCAAAGAACTATTCAACATTATAAAATTGATGCTAACAACCTTGACAAAGATTGTTATAGAACTATGGCATCATATCTTCTTAATTTGAAAGACCGTAAGTATGATACTGTGTTTATTGACGAAGCTATAATGGCTCACGCCTCTTACATTCTTGCTGTAGCCTTTTATTCAGGTGCACGTACCGTTTATATGTATGGCGATACTGCACAAATTCCTTTCCATAGTGCTCTTGGCGATGTGAAACTCTACTATCATTCTCCTCAATCGATGTTTACTGCTTCACATATCCGTAATAAATCATATCGTATACCTGCTGATGTTGCGTGTGCACTTGATGAAGAATATCGTGAATGTCACAAACGTAATGGTTCAAATTTGGGTATTATTACCGCTAGTCCCGTTATCCGCTCCTTGGAAGTAATTAAAATTAATGACATTTCTTTTATGAAATCTTGTTTCAACGAATCCTTCAAATATTTGACGTTCACGCATACTGCGTGTAACGATTTGAAAAAACTCGATTCCAAGTTCGATGTTTCTACAATTGCTTCTTATCAAGGATCAGAACATCCCAATATTGCTATATTACGAACTTCTCTTTCTGAAGCTGACCAGATTTACAACAATTCTCCGTTATGTGTTACTGCTATTACGCGACATACTAAGAAACTGATATATTATACGATGTGTGAAAAGGATGATCATCTTTCTAATTTAATTAAATACACTAAATCAGTCACAGACTTAAAAATTAAAAGTTTTAGTACTTCTTGTGTTGTCGGTTCCGTCGATTTTCCCTTCAAGGCTGTTGATACTATTTATCCATCTTATGATGCTAATTCTGTATCAAAATTTTTTAAATCTAAAAATGGGTTTTCTAAAAATTTTACTTTAATTCGAACTGATTCTGTTCATACAGAAAAAGAATTCGCTACTAAATGTATTCCTATACATAATGATATTTTTGTAACCAAAGATATATTTAAAAACTTATCTATGTCTGAAATGATTAAATGGACACGAAAATTGGCACCACATGTGAAACGAATTCACGTAAAAGTTCAAAACGAGCCCTTTATTGATAATTCTGCTGTTAATGATTTAGTTGAAGATTATAAAATTAAAAATTGCATTCCTACAGTTCCTTCACAATCTTTAAATGTTATTTATACACCTGATATCGCTCCACCACAATTTAAAGAAAGCGTCTTTGATATTCCCCCGAGTATTGAAATGCTTCAAACTTTTATGTCTCATTTGTACCCTAACTGTGTATATATTCCGCGACAATATGATGCACATTTTGTTCATAATAATGATATTTCGTTGACGTTATCTAACGTCACAGCTAATTTTAACATATCCAATTATCGTATTCCTATATACGATTCACTTCGCCCCATTTTAAGTACGCCTGCCCCTTACACTAGAGACGTTACTGTCCTCGAATTGTTGCTAGGTGCAGCTAAACGTAATCTAAATCCGCCTGAACTTATTGAAAACGTATGCTCTGATGATGTTTCTGATCATTTATTGCAAAACTTTAAAAAATGTTTAATACCTAATGTTAGGAAAATTTTGGTTGATTTGGATCCAATTATTCCCACTACCGATTCCATTATTTCTTGGTTAGAACGACAAGATCGTAGCGTTTTAAAACTTATTATAGATGATATTCCTTTGCAATGTGCAGACCTTTCTAGATGTGCATTTTCTCTTAAACGTACTCCGAAAGTCAGAATTACTCCTAACGCCGTGGACATCTACGATTCTGTACAAACTATCACTTGTCACCCTAAATTTGTTAACGCTTATTTTTGTTCCATCGTTGAAAAAGCCCAAGATAGGTTGATGAAACTCATGTTACCTTATTTTAAAATGTTCACTAAAGTTACTACTGAAGATTTTGGCAAAGAATGCTTTGATATCTGGACGCATTACGGAAAATTATATCTTTTTTCTGGTGATGATTCACTTTTGATTAATGGACATTCTTTCAAAGAGATGGACATGAGTAAATTTGACAAATCACAACTTATTTTTGCTTTGTCTTTTCTTTGCAAATTATTCGTATACCTCGGCGTACCTACATATATCGCGCAATTGTATTATGAAATGATGTATTATCGTACTTGTTCTAATCCTTTGAATAAAGTTACGCTTCGACTTACACCCCAAATGGAATCTGGAAGTGCTGCGACTTATTTTGGTAATACTTGTTTCTGTATGGCAGTAGTTTTATCGTCGATTGAATTGATTGGATTTGAATTCCTACCACGTTTTGAAAAAATGGCTCAAATGTTTAATCTTGAAGTTAAAGAATTTAAATACGTTAATCCTTATTTTTGTTCAAAATTTATGGTTATATCTGATACACGAATTAGGTTTTATCCTGATCCTATAAAAATTTTGATAAAATTAGGACGTACTGACCTTAAAAATTTTAGACATCTTCGTGAATTTCATACAAGTCTTAAAGACTTATTAAGTCAATATGACGATCATTTAGATATTGCTATGATATCTGCTGCTATACGTGAACGTTACGGTTTCGGTTATGATTGTACTGGACATATTTTAAATTTAATTTCTGTTATTAGGAATGATGAAGCTTTTCATTCTTTGTATTTTTCTTTACCAACGGACATTTTAGACACTGAAGCCGTTAGATACACTGAAGAATAAATTAATTTATGGATTTAGTTAATTTACCATCATGAATTATTACGTTTTGTTTTTCTTCGCTTCCGTTGTTACCGCCGTTTCCGCCGCGGTTTACAATGATGTATATGCTAATTTTGATTTGCCTATGTTAAAGAAAACTGCAGAAAATGTTCTTTCCGGAAAATACGCTCCTAATCGCACTCCATTTCTTACTTTTAAAAAATTTTCCACAATTTACCGTTCCGAACTTTTTACTGATTTTAAAATTTATCATGCTAATGCTTGGAACAAATTTTTAGGTGTTTCATGTGCTGGTAATCATGTTCCTTACGCTCTTACGCATCATATATTTTCAGAAATATATGTGTGTTTACCCTTTCCACCGGTATTGGAGCCAATTTATACTGCTTATGAATTGGTTCCAAGAGAACGTAATTTCTTCATACCTTGTGGTATGACCGGTGAAAAGAGTACATTTGCAAATTTTGAACCTATGAATTATAAAGATTATCTAGTACTTCAGGATCCTAAAGGTAAGTTCCATTTGTCTTCTAAATATTGCGTCGGACATATGTATCAAATTGGTTTAAATAATAAAGAAATTCTTACGGTTAATTATACTGTTACAGATTATTCTGTCACAATTGATTACCCTTCTTCTTATTGTAATGTCTTCCCTTTACCTATAAAATTTCTTGATTTTACGTTGTTACCTATAGTGGTACGTGTTAAATCTACTTTGGACGTTATCGATTGTCTTCGTGTAGAACGTTCTTCAAATGTAGTGGCTGGTCGCCCCATGTACGAACTTGCTATCGATGACGTTACATTGTTACGATATAACACTACCACTAACGGCACACACAATTTCGCTTATACGTATAAATCTAGACATTCTTATCCCACTAAAACTTTTCATATTTCCGCCGCAGCCAATGTTAACCCTTTTACTTGGGTTACCACTGGTTTGTTGACCTTGCTTACACCTATTTTAGATTTTTTGTTAAATAGCTTTTTGTATTGTTTTGAATCTTTATTAAATATTTTCGAAAGTACCCCTTTTTTAAATTTATTTGATAGATTATTGCATTTTATTTACAACATAATTTCACTAATATCTAAATTCATCGCAACACATATTTTTCCCAAAATTTTAACTTTTATTAAAAATATACCAATTAGATATAAATTTCTTTTAGTTTTTCTGTTTGTTATGTATTTGAAAACTACAAAATTTATATTCTCTTGCTGTGTTACAGCTCTGATCCATTTGTGTATTAAATAAGTAAATTAAAAGCTTTGTTCAATTAAGTATGTGTTTTGTTGTGAGTATAATTGTTGTGTTGTTTGTAGGGTTTTTACTTTCATTAATCACTGATTGCAATGAGTTCGACTGTACTTCCGCGTACGAACGGTACGGGTGCACTTCCCTTACCTACGGATCGGAAGATTGTTGCTGCCCGTGCCCCCCCTGGTTACTACAAGACTCCGCCTCAACCTGCCCCGCGCGCGGTAGTACCACCACCGATTCCTCCACGCAAACCTAAAGTCCAAAATTTCGACCTTAATTCCTTTTTTGAATTTGTTGTTAGATGTGTTTCTGACAGCACATTTTTAATTCTATTTTCAATTTCTATGTTTTTGTGTTTTGACTTCTCCTTGTCTGGGGCCAGTTCTAAACTAGTTTCATTGGCCACTAGTATTTCCACCAAATTTCCCACGCTTCTACCCGCCGTTTGTCCGGTAGTCGAATTTTTATTGGTAGCCGTACCTTTTGCCCCTTCAATTTTGGTTTCTCCTAAAAACCGTCGTCCACTAGTTATTTTCATGGCCCTTTTGTATTTCTTTTTTGTCCCTGAAAGAACTGTTTTTGAATACGCATTTCATGGACTCTGTACATATTGTTTTGTCAAAACTACTAATAAACAATATAAATTTGTAATTTTGGGCATTGCTCTTCTCATTTATATCACTCAATTTACCCTACCGTTGTCATCATCAGTAGATTATAAATGTAAAAACTCTACATCATCTGATGTATAAATATTTATTAACGGTTTCTTAACACCGTTTTAATTATTACCGGTTTCTTAACACCGGTTTATTATTTATTATTATATTATTATATTATTAATCTTTTCTTTGGTTTCTTAACACCAAAACAACCGATACTATTAAAGCTGTATATAGTAGTCAGATTTTCTGATTTTGGGCGGTATACCCTTCAGCATTTCCATATTCACAGGTTTCTTGTAAGTTCTTCCTGTGTCTTAATCTGAACTTGCGGAACGTCACCTCTTGCCCTTCTGGCGTTGGGTTTATTATTTTACCTGCAAATTTTGTAATTTTCTTCTTTTCTCTATTTTCACCTATTCGGCAAAAAAAAAA